GCTGAAATTGTATCACACTGTGTGATACATAAACAGCAGGAGAGGAGTTCAATGAGACCGAAACTATCGAAGCTAACGCCTGACCCTAAGCAAGAGATTGCTATCGCCAAGATGATTGCTGAGCCTAGTAAGTCTGCGCTGAATGCTAGCCTTATGGGGACAGGCAAAACTCTCATGGCCACTGAGGTCGCGATTAGGATGGAAGCCAAGACTGTGTTGATAGTTGCACCGCTGAATACATTCTGGGGCTGGCACGATACCATACAAAGGCAGACAGAGTATAGCGGTGCAGGATTGCTGAAGATAGATTCAGGCAAGACGGGCAAGCAAGCCATGCTAGACCTAGCAAGTGGAACCGAAGGCTGGTATTTTATCGGGCGTGAATACTTCAGGACTAAGGACTGGGCTAAGATTGTGCCAGACATAGCACTGATAGATGAATGCCACTTTATGCAGAACAGAGCAAGCAAGGGCTTCAAGGTAGCCAAGACACTCAAGGCTAATTACAAGATGTCCATGTCGGGCACTCCGTTTGGTAACAGGTTCGAAGGCTTCTGGGCAGTCACCAGATTCCTGTGGCCTGATGACAAGATAGTGCCACGCTCATTCTGGAAGTGGGTAGAGCGTTGGGCAGTCACCGCTTATAATCCTTTTTCAGGTGTTGAAATTTCAGGTGAGAAAATTTCTGGCGCATTCGCTAATACCCTGCCTTGTTATGTCAGACTAGAACCAGACTACAACATTGACATGGTGGCAGAGATTAGGTATGTTGACCTGATGCCTAGCCAGCGGGCTATCTATAAGAAGTTCGAGAAGGACTTAGTAGTGTTCCTACAGGATAACCCATTGGTTGCCGAGGTTCCTATCGCGGCCAGGATTAGACTACGCCAGATGACACTAGCAGTGCCGAGCATAGATGAGAACGATTCAGTTTACTTTGCTCATGATGCAGTGTCTACTAAGTATAAAGCTCTTCTTGAGATTATAGAGGACAACGGCGAAGAGAAGATGCTCATCTTGACAGATAGCCAAAAGTATGCTAAGATAGTAGCAGAGAGACTGAACATCAAGTTCGGAGAGGGAATGGCATTCGAGTGGAGTGGCAAGGCAAGTCAAGGCCAGCGCGAAGTAGCCAAGCAAGAGTTCATGAACGGCAACCTACGATACATAGTTGCAGTGATTCCCGCTATCGCCGAAGGCGTAGACGGATTACAGAACGCTTGCCGTACAGTTGTGTGGCTATCTCACAGCGACAGCAACATTCTCAACCAGCAGGTGCTTGACCGCGTTAGGAGACGTGGCCAGCAACGGACTGTTCAAGTGTACGACATTGTAGCAAGAGACACTTACGATGAAGGCCAGCTTGACACACTACTACAACGAGAGCTTGACCTACGGGCAAGCCTGAAGGAGGATAAGTAATGGTATTTGGATTTTGGGATTACGTAGGAGGATGGCTTATAATAGCTGCGTTTCTTATTCCAATTATGGGTGCCCTTTTAGTGCAGCTAATTTCCTTTAGTGTTGTTATGGTAGGAATGCTTACTGGTGTTGCTTCAAGTAACAAAGAGGATGAGACAAAGAGAGTGACTATGACAGTAAGAGCACACGACATGGATGAGGATTACTAAATGGCAGAATACGTATGGGAAGAAGCAGATAGCACTAATCCTTGGGGCCGGAAGCGGGCTAAGGGAACGCATTGTTCCAAGGGGCACGAGTTTACAGAAGAGAATACTTTCATCAGGCCCTACGACAAGACAAGAGTGTGCCGAGAGTGCAGGAGACAGTACGCCAGGAAGAAGTACCAAGAGAACAAGAAGGCCGGCAAGACAAAGCAGAAGCTAATACAAGAGCCGATGCTTGAGATACCTGAGACAGCACTACTTGACAAGAAGTCAGAACTCCTGTATAATGATTTACAGAAGAAGCTAAGAACTACCGAGGTGCTATGCCGTACTGACACGGCTACATTCGATAACCCCGAACAAGTAAGCGATGCTAGTGCAGAGCTGGCTTGCCACGGGTGTCCGTTACTAAAAGAATGTTACGACTTTGCAGTGGCCAGTGAACAGCAGTACGGTATCTGGGGCGGCATCAACTTTACGCATGGGAGGTACAAGGATGGCACTGAGTGGTTTGAAGGTGAAGACATTAGCACTTGGTTTATTGAACAATGAAACTGACAGAGACAGGCAGCGGAAGGTCGGAGCATCACAAATCTCCAACCCATGCACTAGGTGTCTGGCTAGCGATTTGTCTGGCGTCAAGCAGGGGCCAAGCAAGTACTGGCTAGGTGGTAAGATAGGCACAGCAGTGCACAAGGTTATCGAAGACGAGATACCTAACTCTAAAGAGGAGGAGTTACAAGATGCGTTAGTAGAGCAGAAGATAACGCTTGGGGTGTTAGAGGGATACGGAACGATTAGTTCCAAGCCTGACCTAACACTTCCGGGCAGTGGCCACCTTGTGGACTGGAAGACTACAACAAGGCCGAAGTCTAAGAAGATACAGAAGTGGATTGACGGCGAGAGCAAGGATGCAGGTGTGACCTACACCATGCAAAAGTACATCGGGCAGAGCCAGTTGTATGCTTGGGGCGTCAACCAAACAGGAGAGAACATTGATGGTATTTCATTGGTGTTTATCAATAGAGACGGCACAAACGAGAATGATGTGCTAGAATACACCTATGAGTATGACGAAAATATTGCATTAGCATTATGGAATAGATTGGTTGCACTCTGGGTTGAGCTCCAAGAAGGAGCACATCCCGATAACTACCCAAGCCATCCTGAGTGTTACACCTGCTCAGTAAATGGTCTGGTATAATTTATAACTTACAAGGAGGCAGTAATAATGGGCGCTACAGAATTTCCAGAACTATCCTTTGCTAAGCACGTTCATAAAGCAGAGGCACTAAACGCACCGAAGACAATACTAATCTATGGAGACGCTGGCCGTGGTAAGACGTGGCTTGCAGCTTCGGCAGCACAGATTCCTGAGTTGACACCGGTGCTACTGATTGATGTTGAGGGCGGAGCTTCGGCTATTGCCCGCGACTTCAAAGACGTGGACGTCATAGCAGTTGACACACACGAGAAGCTTGACAAGGTTATGGATGACCTCATGAACGTCAAGCACAAGTACAAGACGGTAATCATTGACACACTTGGTGTGGCTATGGACCGGGCAGAGAAGGTCTTTGGTGAACGACCAGAGAACAAGGGCAACAAGTTTGGCAAGTGGGGTGACCTAAAGATTTGGGCTAACAACTTAGTCCGTGGTCTCCATGCAGCACCATTCACCTCCATCATTCTGACTCATGCTGAGGACCAGAAGGATGAAAACTCAGGAGCAGTCAAGACTGTGCCTAACATTCCCGGTGGCTCTAAGAAGGACCTGCCAGGAATACCGGACATCATTGGTTACATAACAGCACAGAAGAAGGAGGACGGCACCGCTCAGCGTGTGTTGTTAGTAGAATCTTCTGACAGATTCGTTACCAAGAACCGGTTCAACTTGCCCGCGACTATCACGGAGCCAAGTATGAAGAAAATATACGCACTAATCAAAGGAGGCAAGTAATGGATTACACTATCAATTTTAGCGCCGATGCGCTAGAGAGCAAGGGCACTGGTTCGATGGACCCTGTACCAGCAGGTTCGTACAATGCAACAGTGTTTGACATCAAGGAAGAAGAGGTAAGGTCCGGCCCGAACGAGGGCAAGCCGCGCTTCAATGTACACTTCCGGATTGCAGAAGGACAGTACGAGAACCGTCGTGTGTTTAGCTATGTACCTCTGTATGCAGCTAACGATGCTTGGAAGGCAGCAAGCTTCTTCAAGTCACTTGGGTTCGACATCAAGGCTGGCAAGTTCAAGGTGCCAGCAGTAGCAGACCTACTGGGTAAGCCAGTGGGGGTCCGTGTCAAGGTAGGAACAGACATGAACGGCCAGCCACGAAATGAAGTAGGTGGCTTCGACAAGGCAACCAGCGGTGCCGATGCAATTGCATCAATGGGCGCAACCGAGGTTGTCGGGGACGTCTGGTAACCCAATAGCCAGAACAGGGGTGCGTCTGTATAACGCACGTTAGCTCTAATTGGTATGGTCTATCCTCCTCCTTTCTCCTAGGCCGCTGAGTTCGATTCTCAGCTAGAGCACCATGATAGGTTCGTAGGAGGAAACTAGGAAGGAGGAACAAGTGAAGACAGCAGAATTTTTGACATCAATCTTTGGTGAAGGGATTGGAATTGCAACACTAGTAGTACGTAACGCTGCCAGCGGAGAACTGACAGAGCAGAAGTTTTACGAGTTCCCTGAGCAGAAGCACCAGATGGTTGAGTTTGTTAAGCAGCACTCAATGGAGGACGTTTACTTTTCTCCCATCTTATTTAACGCTCAGCGACGCATAAAAGAAAATGCCAAGACAGTAAGCGTAATCTATGCAGACGCTGACGCCTGCGCTCCTGAAAACTTTTTGATTACACCATCCATCTCTGTGCAAACATCAGAGGACCGCTGGCACACCTACTGGATGCTTGACTCTGAGGTCGAGCCCATGGTTGCTGCGCTACTATCTAAGAAGATTGCATACGCACATTCCCACCAGGGATGTGACAAGTCGGGCTGGAATACAACCAAACTACTGCGCCTGCCCAACACTCGCAACATGAAGCGTGACACACCATACACAATAGAAGGCACAACTACTGGAGAGATTTATTCCCTTGAGCAGATTGAAGCTGTCTACGGTGACGTGGATGTTGAGCCGATACGTGATGCAGCTGATGCAGAGATGCCCGCCGGCTTTCCTCCAGTACTTGAGGTACTAGAGAAGCTATCACACAATCCTCAGGTTGTCGGGCTCTACATGGAGCAGCCAGCTCACAACGCTGACCTATCCAAGCTTCTATGGAAGCTAGAGATGGAACTACTGCGCGAAGGCTTGACCCCTGAAGAGGTGTTCAGCGTAGCCCGACACGCCAAGTGTAACAAGTATCACAGCCCGGATAGGGCTAAGCGTATCGATGCTGATGGCGATTTGTGGCGCGATGTGCAGCGAGCAGCTCAGAGCTTTAGGGCAGAGGCAGAAGCAACTCCTTATGTTCCTGAGCCAATCACTACTGACGCCGGCACCGCTAGGTTCGCACCGGTTACCATCTCACTACTCACACCTGAGGAGCGTGAGGTGGTAGCCATGGAGCCAACCTTTATCGATGCTTATGTATCTTGGGCTCAGTCAAAGACTGACGGTGCACTGGGTTACCAGATTGCCGGAGCGTTTACGATACTATCATCTGTGTTCTCAGACTGGGGCTACGCGATACCTCGCTATGGCAAGATGGGTCTCAACCTTTGGTTCATGCTTCTTGGTGAGACTACCCTAACACGTAAGTCAACTAGCCGCCAACTAATGCTGAGAGTTATCCGCAAGTATGAGCAGTTCGGTGGATACCAGATTGACATCGGTTCGGATGCTACACCTGAAGGTGTTACTGCCGTTCTTGCTGAGCGTGACAAGAAGACAAGCCTGCTCCACCGAGATGAAGTACAAGGTATGTTCAAGGACTTTATGAACAAGACCTACATGGCTTCTGCTGCGGAGCGATTCACTGAGCTTTACGATGGTCACGTCCCGGTTGTCATTCGTTCCTCTAAGGAAAAGCGACAGAGCGAACGAGCAGAGACTAACTTCATTATGTATCTCATGGGCATCACAAGCAGGACGGCAGACGTACTAACAACTGAGTACTTCCGCTCTGGTTTCTTGGCACGTTTCATCTATGTAACTGCCGATGCACCAGACAGAAGCCGTGAGCTTGAGGACATCCAGCAGGCAGATGAATACGAAGTCTCCGTGAAGGACGGAGTTATGGATGACATGGTTAGCAAACTATTCCAGTCAGTAACTTACTGGCAGAAGAAGGGTAAGCCTAACCCTAGGCCTATCCGACTAAGCCAAGCTGCGCTGGAGCGTTTTAACCAGTACAAGTGGGAGATGGGTAACGTTGCCGAGAACCACTCGGAAGCAGAGTCCATCGAGCCGTCTCGCCAGAGACTGGCCCTGTCCGTATGGAAGTGTGCAATCTTACTATCAATGGCTGACAAGGCTGAAGAGGTAAAGCTAAGGCACATCCTGATTGCCATCCACTACTCAGAGGAATGGTTCCAGAACCTAATCACAATGGCTGGTGCCATCTCTGCTTCAGAATGGCAACGAGATGTTGACCAGCTTGAAGCTTATGTGGTTGACCGTGGTGGCCGAGTTCGATACGAAGAAGCTTACCGTAGATTCAATAACAAGAAGAAGCGTGAGTTCGATGACATCATCGAGGCGCTAAGGTCACAGGCCAGGGTGCACTTAGTAATGGAAAACCGGAAGACATACTTGGAGGTGATAGTGTGAAGAACAACAACTACAGCAGGAAAGCAAAGTTTGATACCGTTAGGTTTGACGAAGATGCAGTTAAGTTTCACAATGAGAAGTACGAGCATGGCATGAAGTATCCATTATCGCTTGCCTGCTACCAAATGACACAGATAATTAAGATGAAGGAAGAGAGGTTGAAGGATGGCAAGTAATACAATTGCATTGTGTCTTGACCCCGGAGGCACAACAGGCGTAGCCCTGTTAGAGTATAATGAAGATACTTATAAATTCAAAAGGACTTGGCAGATAAAGAATGGGCTCAGAGGATTCCTAGATTTTCACTGGGATGAACTTGAGGACATTAAGATAGACCAGATTATCTGCGAAGACTTCGACCTTAGGGAAGGAGTTAGGGGTGTAGACCTTAGCGCAACCTATGTTATAGGAGCACTTGAGGCACTGTATCCATTCGGG